TAGCACACAGTTCCTTGCCGTCACCGCCGAGGTAGCTAGAGCTGAACGCATTGTTCAGGACAGAAGCTGCCTTGATCTGCTTGGTGACCGCCATGGAGCGTGCCAGAGCCTTGGTGTAACGGGAAGCCAGCTTGTCGTACAAGTTGTCTTCAATCGCTTCTTCAGTCAGAGCGAACGCCAGAGCGATCGTTTCGTGGCTGTAACGCGAAGTGTAGACTTCCTGTGCGTCGTCATAGGTGACGCTTGCGCCTTCACCCTTGGTTGCGGCTTCGCCGAAACCAGACAGCATGACTTCTTCTTCAAAAGCACGGTCAGAGTTCTCAACAGAGAAGATTTCTGAGTGCTCGTTTTCGTAGTTGCTGTATTCCAGACCGAACAAGGCGTTCAGGCCCGGCTCCAGCTCTTTTACGAGTTGTGCGCGATTAATAGCCATTGTTCAGCTCCTTAGATTGCAGCGCCAGCTTGTGCACCAAGTGCATGCTTGCTGATAGTTACTTCAACCTCTGCAAACTCGCCCCATGCGTTGCCCGGCTTCTTAGAAAGGGCAATTACACGGAAGAAGTCATCAGTAGAGGCGTCTTCATCGACCTGCTGTGCAGAACGACCGGTGCTGGTAGAACCAGAATCGGTGTTGTCCAGATCCACGAACGCACCTACCAGAGTAGAGGCCGGGGTACCTGAGCACTGTGCAGCGAACACGATGTTCGGATCGTCATATACGAAAGCAACTGCGTCGCCGTCGCCCAGAGTAGTCTGAGCAGCAGGCCAGTACTTGCTGTACACGATTTCACCTTGTTCATTGGTGTAACGGCAGCCGCCGAATACGCCCAAGAAGGATGCAGAATCATCGTCACCCACGTCGATGTAACCGGTTGCCAGCAGTTCAACAACGTCGCCGCTGAAGATTGCGCTAGCAGAGTCGGTTGCAATCGGATATTCATTCATACGAATGGTACCGCCGGTGAGGTGACGAACCGGAGTAAACCCACGCGGGTTATCTACGTTAGCCATGGTAAGTCTCCATCAAGTTAAAAAGCAAAAGCCATAAAACGGCCTCTTTGGCTTAGTCTTCAGACTGGGTCTTAGGACCGCCGAAAGAAACATTCGAGCGACGGGACGGGTTTTGAATTCGCATGCTGGAATGAGCATTTGATTTCATCAACTCGTTGTCGACCGACTGCAGTTGGTCTCGGGTGCGCGAACGATAATAATCATTACGTTCTTCCACCGTTTCTTCAGGAATACGAGCTAGAACCAGACCACCAACACTGATAACACCAGCGTGACGACCATCGTCTACTGTCGGAGCCACGAAATCAGGATGCTCGTCGGCACGAACAAGTTCGTAACCTTCACGAAGCTTTCCAGCCATGTTGATACGGTCTTCTTGACCGCCAACTTCTGCGCGGATCCAACGATGCTTGTACCCCGGAGGAGCCGGAGGTGCATCCAAGCGTGAAGGTGGAGCCCATGGTTTACGGCGCGCTTTTGTTTCGCGCGTATCAGCGTCACGAGAGCTACGATTCAGCTTCGGTACATTCATATTCGTATCACTCATGATCTCACTCCTTCACGTATTTTGCGTACTCTTCAAGAGGTACGCCGAGTTTTTTGGCAATCGCAACCTGACTGGCACTCAACCTGACAGAGCGGCGTGCAGTATTGGTGACACCGGAGGACCGGGTCGCAGGAGCTACCGTCTGCACGGGTTTACTGGTAGCCCTGTTAGTGGTCGCTTCCTCATTACCGAACTTATTTGGAAAGTTCGCTTTGATTCGACGATCAAGTTCATGATAGTACTCGTCTGACTGCGGGTCAAACCCCTCATTCTGGACAAGTTCTGCATGAATTCCCCAAGCGGCATGGGTCATGACGGTGTCCTTCCCAAACCACTGGTTTCGTTCCGCCCACTCTTCGGCACGCGGATCCGGAGCGCGACGCTGCGGCTGTGCCTGAGCCTGCGGGGCAGCCTGCTGACGCTTGGCCATTTCTTGCTGCGCTTTGTACGCGGATTCCGCATCACGCAGCTTCTGCTGTTCCCACAGAACGGAGGTCAGGCGCTCATGCGCTTCCGTTTCAGTATCAAAATCACCCTCTTCACGGGCTTTCTTAATAATCTGCTTTAGCGCCACAACCTGTGTTTCCACGCGGTTTTTGGCTTCTCCCATACGGGCAGAATCCGTTTCACGGAAACGATTTTCCAGCTCGGCGGCCTTCTGCTGCACGCTCTTGGCGTACTGCAATGCAGCCTCTTCGCGACGCTGGTGCTCGCGCAGACGGGCGGTCAGCTTATTGATGCGCTTCTGCACACCTTCGCTGTACTGGTCCAATTCGTCGGACTTTTCGTCCTTTTCAGGGGCTGCGGCTTCAACCGCTTCTTCGGAAGATTCCAGCTCAACGGTGGCCTCTTCCTCGTTCTCCCCTACATCGTATTCAAGCTTCTCTTCTGCTGCTGTAGCCATCATGGCCTCCTCACATCATGTGCAAAACATCTTCCGGATTGTTCACCCGTCCGATGATTTCGTCGTCGTTCAAGATACGGATCTCACCTCCGTCGATCTGGATGCGGGAACCCGCATACCGACCGAAGATGATCCAATCCCCCTCTTGGCACCATGGTCCGTATGGAAACTTGGACTCGTCCTTGTATGCCAAATCGCCCATCTTCAGCACATAACCGACCGTAGTGGCCAGTTGCGTACGTTGTTTGGTTTCTTCAGCAAGGATGATGCCGCCCTTCGTCTTCTGGGCGCCTCGATAAGGCAGGATCGCTAAACGCCATCCTGTAGGGGTCGGGATTCGGTCCATGACCGATTCGGTAAGTTGCTCTGGATTGACGTTTCCGTCAGCGTCGAAGGCATCGTCGAGAACAGGACCTTTTTCGGCCTTTTCCTCTGCCCACTTCTTTTCCAGAGCCGTCATTTCAGCTACTGCTTCCATTAGGCCTCCTCTGGGTTAAAAATCTTCATCCTCAATTCCCTTTGACAAAACGTCGCGAATCGCGGACTCAACCATCTTGTACCCATCGAGACGGCCCATCAGGAACTTGTAGTGTTCCATATCCTTAACTTGACCACTGATGATGAGATCAGCCGTGTCATCTCGGAGCTGCCGAATGTCTTTAAGTATCTTTTCTGTCGTTTCTAGCATGGTCTCAGTCCATGAAAAGCAGGTAGTTTTGGGCCCTACCAGAAGGCCAGTAAGTGGTTACTTACTTCTTAGGCTTCTTTTTACGCGATTTCCCCGCCTTTGACAAGGCTATTGCGACGGCTTGTTTCTGCGGTTTGCCGCGTTTCATCTCCGCCTTGATGTTGGCGGAGATGGTTTTCTTGCTGGACCCCTTTTTAAGCGGCATTTGGCGGCCCTTGGTTAGGCTGTGCAGACATGATCATGCGCTCACGCTCCATGTTCAGCTGCTCTTGATGCTTCTGCATCGCAGCCTGCTGACGACGCGCTTCATGCTGGTCTAGCAAGCCCGCACGCTCACGTGCAACATTCGCACGTTCCATTGCGATCGCTTCTTGCGAGTCTAGGCGTGCGTCATTTGCCTGTAGATTTGCCTGCACCTTCTGCTGATCCAAGGCCAGTTTCTGCTGGTCAATCTGGTTCTGCATTTGGTCGTTTTGGGCACGGAGCTCAAGTTCCTGCTGCTTCAGCGCGACTACCGGGTCCGCTTCGCCGCCACCGGTCAACTGGTTCTGCAGATCACGAACTTCCTGCATGTACTGTGCAACCTTGAGCGCGACCATGCCTTCCTTCTGGATAGCAGAGACCATGCGGTCCGGGTCAGTGCCATAGGACTTGAACAGTTCGGCTTCCACATCCTCTTCGGCCTTCAAACGAACGTGATGCAGGATGTGTTTCTGCAGGGAAAGAGCTGCTTGTGGAATGCCCTGCAGCATCGGAGAAAGGCCCATGATCAAATGCGATGCAATGTGCGCATCATGCTGCTGACCCGCAAAGGCCTTCAGCTCCATCATGTCCAGTATGTCCGCATTCTCCTGTGCCGGGTCCTTCGGCATCTGGGAGTTCTGCGGGCGCAGGATTCCGTCGATGTCTCGGACATTCAATGCAGCATAAACACGGTAGTACGCTTCGTACAAGTTGTGCATCTGCGGGGCACTTTGTGCCATCTGCAGCTGAGTCTGTGCAAGGGTAATACGTTGTGCAGTAGAGAAGATGTTCGGATCCGCAACCGGCAGCACCGCCACCATGTTGTCGAAATCCTGCTTCTTGATCTTGCGAGAAGCGCCCGGTACGTCGTACGGGTATTCATCCGGCAGATACAGCGCAAAACCATGCGCCAGCATCTCGAACTCTAGCTTCTGCGAGTAATGCAGACGCTTGTGGATGGCCGACATGACCATTGAACCGCGTTCCAGCAGTGCAATGGTGGTGCCAACAGCCGCTTGCTGGTTGGAATCGCCCACCTGCATGTCGGCAATGCTCGCCAAACGGCGACCAGCGTCTACAGTGAAGCCCAACAGCGCAAACAGGGTCTGCGAAGGCTCCTTGTACGGCATCGGCAGCAAAGATTCCTTCAGTGCAGCGCCGCCCGCGTCAATATCACGCCATTCGCCCGGCTGGATCGGGTCATCGTCCGCTGCAATACGCGAACCCTTGGCTTTGAAGCCCGCAGGGAGGTTCGCGAGCGTGCCTGCATCCAACAACTGGCGCAGAGACGCGGTTGCAGCCTTAGAAAGACCGCCAATCAGGTGTACAAAGCCCAAACCATACGCGCCGGGGCCTTCCACCAGCACATAATGGACAAAATATTCGATTCGGTTCTTCAGTTTGTCGTCTTCACGCCAGTTACGACGGATTCCGACCACTTTTCCGGTGCTTTCTTCGACCGTTACAACGTACGGGCGCTTGATTCCGGTGTAATTGCCGTCTTCATCGCGATCTTCAAAGCCCGGAAGGTCTAAATCAACGTGGAATTCCAGCAAAAACACCTCATCGGTGTTCGCCGGCGGGTTCAGACCGACAACACGGTCGATTCCGTCCTGAATATCGCTGATTCCAAGGCTCGGATCGGCCTCCGGAACGTAATAATCAAGGTATTCACCTGCCCAAACGCGCTTTTTGAACTCGTTTTCGTACATCGCAATGCGATGCGTCATGCGCGGGCACTGTGAAAGTACGCTAGAACCGGTGTACGGGATGTAAAAATCGTCCGCCAAGACCAATTTGGACACCATTCGGCCCAAAGTCTGGTCGTAATAAACCTTTTTGAACACCGAACCGCCGTAGCCAAGATAGAACAAGGCCTGATCCATCTCCGGAGTGAACTCCGACATGACGGTGGTGATCTGATAGTTCATGAAATCCTGAACACGGGCGGCTTGTTGCGCCTTGTCCAGCGTTTCTTTGCCCACGACCTGCGTGCGGACAGGGCCGCCTGCTGGCATCAGTTCCTTAAACGCCTGCGATTGGAACTGGACAATGGATTCGGTCAGCATCGGATGGACCGCACCTGACGCGCCACGGAATGGGCGGGTGCGTTCTTCCATCTTCAAGCCCAACAGATCAAGGCCCTTGGTGTACTGGTTTTCCCAGTCTTCGCGAGACGCTTTGTCCTGCTCGAACAAGTCCAGCAAGTCCATGGCAATGACGCCCGCTTCATCGGGGTCTACCACGTCTGCAAGGTTGGCGTAGAAATCGACCTCGTTTTCCGACTCACCGATCTCGACCACGGCGCTGCCGTCGTCTTCCAACAGGATTTCGACCTCCGGCTCCTCGATGTCGTTTACGATCAGCTCGAGTGCTGGGGCTTGGTTGACTGCTTTATCTACTGGCATACGTTATGCACCGTCTGGGGTTCCGCCGATAGGATCTGGGTTCACTACTTTACGCCCTTGCGGAGTAAATGTCTGCACTCCTGCGCGTTGTAATGCCTCGTCCACTTCCTTCTTCGACAGAGCTGGGAATAGGTCGTATTTGCTGCCGAGGTTAAGTTCTGTACGGTAGTTGTGCAACATCCCTAACTTATCCAGCAGGCCCATGCCAAACCGCTGCGCGCCGTAGAGATCACGGACCTTGGTCGGATCGGTCATGTTGAAGTCGTAATAATCGGTGAGGTACACGTTACCTTTTTCATCGGTTTTCAATGTACCACCGCCAATGGACTTGATCGCGTCGTTCACGAGACTCAGCTCGTCCGCCGCGGTCATCTTGCTCCGGGATTCCCGATCACTGACCACGCCACGCGCGGATCTTCCAGACGGCAACGCTGGATAATGCTCGTAGTCCACGCCTGCTGTAGGTTTGTCGCCCATAACCGCACGAATTGCCGCACTGCGGTAAATAGGCAACAAATCCGGGCGGTAGTCTTCGTTGGTCTTTACGTCGATGTTCCGACGGAACAACGCGTCATACACGTTTTCGTACTTCTGCTCTTTGTTTTCGTCTTGCAAATACTGCCCACGCGTACGCTCCGCGTCCTGTACCGCCTTGTCCTCGGTGAGCAGTTCACGGATGAAGTCGTCAGTGCTTACTTCGCCGCCATGAGCCATGCCCAAGCCGGGTTCCCGCGCTTTTCCTCGACTGAACTCAGCAAATCTTGAACGCACATCGCGCTCTGGATCGAGGATGATATAAGAGTATTCATGTTCCGCTCCTCGCTCACCTTCTACCTTGTTCTTATACTTAACAGTGTCATACCCGTAGTTTTCTCGCAACATGTAGTTAATGTCGTCGAGCAAAGACCTGTTTTCTGGCGACTCTAACCAGTCCTCCATATCCCCGAATTCGGGCTTGAGCGCTTTGGCATCTTCATACATGTCTACAAGGTCTTCCCGCTGGATAAGGTCGTTGTCCCACAGGGATCTCAAAACCATGGCGCTGTCTCGCCAATCGCCTACGTCTTCCATCTCTAGCGCATTTTCCATGCGTGCTTTCAATGGCAGGATATTAGCGCCTTCTTTGATCTTATTTCTGTGGCGGCTTCCCTTTGAATAGGGATCGTACAGATCCTTTAACCGATTAAATGCTTGCTCTGCGGTACCAACATGGAGACCTATGTCCAACATATTGGGATCAAAAACGTCGCCTTCCACTTCGCCGTGCATGCCGTGAAACACGTCCTGCGTAAATCCCTGTTCTGTGGCCCGTTCGGCAGCATTCTCGGCGATGAACTGGTCTGTGGTTTTTTCTTTTTGTGTGCCAAACGTCTCTTTAAGCTGTTCTCTGGTTTCAGGAGTAATCGGAACCAGCCCCGTATAGGGCAGCGCTTTACCGCCTTCTTTCCCTTGGATAACCCCGCTTTCAGGCAGGCCAAGGAGCGTCTGATCCCCGTGCTCCGCGTTACGATTTACGAAACGTACGGGAACCTTTGTGTACCCCATCTCGGCCAACCGCTGCATGCGGTGACGGCCTTCTTGGTCGGAAATGTATACACGCCCTTCTTTATCCTGTGAAATGTTCACATAAGGAAGGATGTCTGATTCCATCTTGGCTAAATCAGTAGGCCCTTGAGCCTTGGTCTCTGAAGCAATGAGCTGTGCCTCTTTTTTTCCAGTTGTAGTCGCCGCAATAACATCCAGAGGATTGACCCACGCTACTCCGGCAGAGACCTTCCCCTTCGGGTAGTCAAATGAATCCGCCTCGTGCTCACTTTGAAGTTGCTTAAAGCGCTTGTCACTGAGCATAAACGTGTCTAGCGCGCGCTTTACAGGCTGGTCCCAATACGCGCCGAACTCGCTCGGTTTTACAGGATGCTCAATCGAGAAGTCCCCTGACTCAGCCTTCAACCTATCAAACCGTACATCCGGGTTCTCGCCCCAACGAACATTCTCGTCGATAATACGGACAGGCATTGTCGTATAGCCAAGCTCTTTCATGCGACGAGCGCGATGCCGTCCCTCATGCCCGACGACTTGTTCACCATCCGTGCTCAAGTAAGGAATATCATTAAACTGGTCAACGTCCTTTAGTGCCTCTTCTTTGTCTTTATCTCTACCTTTTCTTGCCAAGTTGAGGAAGTCGTCAATGTTCATTTCGACAACCACTTGACGAGACTTTAATCGAGAGTCGCTTTCAGCGTTTTCAATAGCTTGTTGAGTAAACATGTCTAACGCGTCTTTAGCCGTCGCATTCTCGGCGATGAACTGATCCGTACGGCCCCAGTTCTTTATGCGATCTTTAAGCTCAAGATTGGCTTCTTCAATCACACGCTGCGGAACCAACTTCTCATACGGCAGCAATGCTGCCTGACCTGCATAATACCCATGCTGCTTCATCATATCCGCACGGTAATCCTGACCACGCAACGTGGCGCCCGGAGATTCCGCCAACTTCTGCTCCGCTGTCATGCCCAAACGGAACTGTGCAAGACGCGCAGGAAGCTCGCCCTGCGTCGCCAAATACACCGCATGTGGACTAGGTAGCCCCATCGCCTCTTCCAAAGACGTCTGATAATCCGTCGCGATGTTCGCGGTCTTCA